TTTTTTAATAAAATGGAAGTTAAAAATGATTTATATGATGAATTAGACCAAATGAAATCATATTATAATTATTCAAATATTGAAACTAACCCTAATTATCATGGAGTTCCTAGTGGTTCATTTATTAATATTAAAATTACTGATAATTATGATATTGAAACTTTTGAAGAACAACTAAAAAATAAAATTGTTGGATTTTATGAAGTAGTTGTAGAGGATATTTTAAATCACGTCAATATTTTTGAAAAGTTAGGAATTTTTAAAAATAATACGTACTGTTTTACATCGGTTCAAATCAACAGTTTTAAAAAGTTTTTGAAATTTAAATTTTTAAATGTATCTATTAGTCCTTCATGTCATATTCCATTTAGTGAAGGTATGACTAAAAAAATAGGGGTTTCAGATACATGTAAAGGATTACCATATTATAGTAAAGCATACGGACTTATGCAAGCTAGTTCAGAATATTGTCAAACAACTATCAAACCCCTAGTATGTGATTTAAAATTCCATCAAATTATTAATAATGATGAGATTAATATGTATGAACATAATGGGATTATTAAAATTAATAAGAAAAATGAAAAAATTACAACTTGTCAACACGTAGCAAGTTATATTCATAGTTATTGTAAAACTTTAATTTTCGAACAATTATTAAAACTTGATATTAATGATGTATTCGGTGTTAAAATTGATAGTATTGTATTAAAGAAAAACTCAGAAATAAAAGAAATTTTACCCGCATTTTATACAGACTTTAAAGACTGTAAAATTGAGACAATGTTAAAAATACGTATTATTTATGATTTTACAACTGACAAAGATAAAATTATAGATGATAATGGATATTATAGAACTTTATATAGAGATGATGATACACCATTAGATTTTAAACCAACATTTTTACCAGATAATAAAATGATTACATCTACTACTTTATTTTTATCTGGTGCTGGTGGGTGTGGAAAAAGTCAATCAATTCTATCAAATTTAAAAAATGTTTGTATGGTTTCCACATGTTGGAATTTGACACAAAACAAAAAAGAAGAATTTGGCATTAAACCACTATCAATTAATAAACTACTAGGTAAAACAGGATTAAAAGCATCTGAAAAAGTAATTGTTAGAGAAAAATTTATATTTGGTGATGAATTGACAATGTGGGAAAAAGAAGATGTTATACAAGTTATAAATGATAATCAAAGAAAATTTATTTTTCTAGCTGGTGATATAGATTATAATGGTAAATTTTATCAATGTTCTCTTCAAAATAAGGTCATTAATCCTAGTAAAATAAAAAACTTACAATTCATAACATATACTAAAAATTACAGATTTGATGAACAATTAAATGAAATACTCATTAATTTTAGAAAATGTGAAACACAAAAGGAACAAAATGAATATATTAAACTACATTTCAAAGATAATTTTAAAACTAAAGAACAGATTATTTGGGATGATAAAACATATGGTATTAGTGATATAAAAGATAATACTAAATTAGAAGAGTATTTTTATAAAAATGGAGCAAATGAAAAGTATTATATTAAAAATACTAATTTCACTGCTGGACAATATAAAGGAGCTTCACTAAATGAAAAACCTAATCATTATAATTTTGAATCAAAACTATTTAAAACTATTCATTCTTATCAAGGGTTAACAATTGAAAGAGATGATAGAATAGTAATTAATAATAAATTAAATTTTGATAGAAATCTTTGGTATACAGCATTATCACGTGCTAGAAATTTAGAACAAATAATAATTTTAATCTAGAACTAAAGAATATAATAAATTATCTAAATTTTCATATGGATCTTCTAGTGGTTGAGTTAATGTATTTTCTTCGTTAATTGTATTATCTACATTTTTATCTATTATTTGTGGTGGTTCAATTGGTGCGACTCCTTCATTTATAGACAGTGGGGGTTGAGATATAGGTTCTGGAGATTGAGATATAGGTTCTGGAGGTTGGGATATAGGTTCTGAAAATTGAGATATAGGCATATAATTAGTATTTCTTCTTAGTTGTTGTTCTTCTGATACGAAATTTAAATCATGTTTTATTTTAGTAAATTTTATTGTCATTTCCCAATTACAATAATTTAAATTTAATACTTTAGTATTTTGGTCTGTTAGACGTAAATAAAACTGACTAATACTATTTTTAATAATATTACTACGTGTATAATCATTATTATTAAAAATGATTATTCCACCTGCATTAACTTTAAGAGGGATTTTACCAATAATATCATTATTAGTACTACTTGTTGAAGCTGAATGACCTGTTTGTAATGACGAACGAACTAAAATACTATGAACTGAAGCAAGATTACAAACACCTATAAAATAAGTTGCAGTTGTCATTGTTTGAGTTGATACAATACCAAAAATCTGTTGGGTATAATCATTAACATTATAAGTAAAAGTTATACTTGTTATTGGTGATCTTAAAGTGATTAAAAACTTGTTAGTTATATCATTATATGATATTGTGAAATCTGATTGTAAAGAATTTACTGTCGTCATTAAAGAATCAACTGTATAATTACCATTAGGAATAGTTAAACTAACTGAACCTGTAGGAATTTTAGTATAAGAAAAAATATTATTAATCAAATCTGAACTTATATTATAAAACGAAAGTGGTATTTCACATGATATAATCTCACAATTTAAATATTCATTTTGATTAACTTCGATTGTAAAAGGTAAATTTACAATTAAATCACAATTATTATTATTAAGCATTTGACATTCTTTACTACGTATATTAAAGTATAAATAATCTAATTCCATATTAAATTACTTTAGATTTTATTTTATTCTTTTTCCTCTTTTTTATCGTCATTTTCTGGTTGTTCTTCCGTCTCTATCTCAAAGTTCCCTAAACTTGATTTAAAAATTAATTTCTTGTAACAATGACTATTTACAAAAAGTTTAAAAATCCTTTCCAAAACGAGAACAAATAAAAGCACCATTTGAATTATAGAATCATTTTGAATTACAGAATCATTTCCTACCATATATATTAAATTTAGAATTAAATTTAAAATACTCTAAAAAAAATATTATCTAATATTAATTATATATGGAAATGTCAAGTGGAATTGTTTATCCCGAAAAAATGGAAAAAACTTTAAAAGTCAGCGATTTACTATGTCGCGACATCAGGCAAAGAAAAGCACGTTTTAACGCAATTAACGGCCAATCCTTTACAACAGGTCAAGAGATCAGAGTACCAATCTCGTGTAATGGATCACTTCAAGCTGGTTCAGTAATGTTTTATGGTTCTGTTAATATTCCAGCAGCAGCATCAACTGCTTCTGCTATTGATTTTTCAGTTGTTTCATTATTTGATACTATTAGAGTTGAAGCAGGTCAAGGTGGAGGCTCTCTTGCTTTAGAACAGTGTGATGATCCCGGGGTTTTTTATGCCTTTCTTGCTCAAAATACTTGGAATGGTGCAGATGTTATTGTAAATAATGTAAAAATGTTAAGTCCTACTATAATAGATGCTAGTGGAAATATTAATAAAACAGGAGCTGCTATTCCCGCTTCTGGAACAGTAGTTCCATTTGCTATAGACTTGAGTCAATTTATGGGTTTGTTTCAACAAAATATTCCTTTGAATGGAACTAATGGCATTTGTTTAGTTTTACGTGTTGCACCTCTAACAACAGCAATTCAATGCTCAAATACTGCTCCAGCAAGTTTTACTATTGGTGGTCTTTCAACTCCTTGTTATGTATTGACTACAATTCTTGAAGGTGATAAATATAATGAAGATATTAATGCAATGAAAAAATCAAATGGTGAAGTTTCTATTATGTTTAATACTTATAGTAGATATATTCAATCTTTAGCAGCTAGTGCCGTAACAAATGCACAACTATTAATATCAGATAATGCAAAAAGTGTATTAGGATATTTTGTCGTAGGACGCACTACTACAGATATAACTACCATTAGTAGTTTTAAAAATGGTAATTCAGGATTTGCATCTTATGTTAATCATGCAGTATCAATTGGAGGTGTTCTTTATCCTCAAAATCCTATTAATTCTAATATTGAAGCATACGAAGAAACATTAGATTTATTTAGGGTAATTTCTAGAAAACCAACTAATGCAGGACTACTTAATAATAGTCAAGGTATTCCAAATACTGCATACGCAAATACTGCAACTGGTCCTTCGGGAGTTTTATCAGTTAATCTTACTAAATGTTCAACAGATAACTGGGGGGCGGGACTTAATACATCAGGCGCTCAATCTTTATATATGCAAGTATCATATACTCCCGCAGCTGCTACAACTTGTCATATTTTCGCTCTAAGACAACAAAAAGTTCATATTGATGCTATGGGTAATTTTACCGTTGAAAAATAAAAAAACTATAAAAATTATTATCTCAGTTTAATTATATGGAAAATGAAAATCAGAAAGAAATTAATAAAATAACAAAAGAACTCTTGGAAAAGAAAGAAAAATTAGAATCACTACTTGGTAAAAAATTAATTTATAAAAAAAATGGAGAAATTGATTATAGAAGTCTTCGTATGGATACCAGCAATCAGGAAAAATTTAAACAGATGAATAAAGAAAAAAGAGAACAACTAAAAAAAGCAAAAATGGAAGAATTAGAAATAGCATTAGATAAAACTATTCAAAAAACTTTAAATAATGTTATTGAACGCAAAAAAAAAGAAGTAGAAGAGAAAAAAACAGTTTCAAGAGATGCAACACCAATTAAAATAAGACCTAATAGTTTTTAAATTATTATTTCCTAATGCATTTATAATAATACATTAAGAAATGCAAGTTATAAAAAACGAACGCATAAAATTAAAATTGATTAAACAAAGTATTGATGATTTAGATCCTGATTTAGAAAAAATAGAAGAACCGCTACCTAAAAAAAGTATGGCTATGTATATTGTGGGATGCCCTGGGTCTGGAAAAACGAGTTTATTATTGTCATTACTTCTTTCAAAAACCGCTTATTTAAAAAAGTTTGATAAAGTATATTTAATGTCTGGTTCTTTACAAACTTTACCACCAGAATTAATAGCAAATTTACCACCAGACCAAACATTTGACGAATTTGATATTGAAAAAATTTATGAAATTATAAAAGAAGAACGAGATAGTGCCTTAAATAATAACATTCTTTTTATTTTTGATGATGTTGTTAAAGATATCCAAGAAAGATCATTTAATAAACTAATTTTAAATAGAAGGCATATTATCCAAAATGCAAAAAATCCAAAAGTTAAAAGCGGGTTTTCAATCTGGCTCACGTCGCAAACATATAACTTACTAAATCTTAAAATACGAAAGAACATGAATACAATTATTTTATTTCCTACTGCTAATAGAAAAGAATTAACTTGTATTAAAGATGAATTAATGATGGATTTAGACGAGAAAGAACAAGATGCAATTTTAAAATATGCGTGGTCTAAGCCTTATGGGTTTTTATTTATACGTATGGATAAACCTAAAACAATGAAATATTATAGTAATTTTGATTTAATAAAAATATAGTCTAAAAATTTAAATCTAATTTATATTAATGTGTAAGTTAAAAAATCTTTATGTTGTTGATTTAGTAACTAATAATACGGCTGGTGGTATTGATTGGAATGTTTCAAATTCTATACCCAAATTACTTTATAATCCATGTAAAATTATTGTAAAACAAATGCAAACGGAAATAAAAGATATCTCAGGAGATATAAGTGATAAAATAGGATTAAGAGTAATTCATAATATGAATATTCAAAGTGGTTATAATAATGGTTCTCCAAATAGTAATATACTCGCTTATATTGATACTTATCAAATTAGAAATTATATTAGTACTACTAATATGATAGGATTTACAAGCGCAGATTGTATTTTATATGCTCCAACAGGTCTTCCACCTGTATTATCATTACAACGTATGGCAGATATCGGATTAGTTGATAATGTATTTTTATCTTGGTCTGTTCGTCTTGAGATAACACTTTTTCCAGATGAAGAATAAATATATTAATATTTAAATTATATTATCTATCGTATATATAATATAATGATTGAGAGAAATAAAAAAACTACTGAAATCACAATGGGTGATAAATTAGTAAATAAAAATAATATTAACTCTAAAAAGAAGAAGAAGGATAATTCGTTATTAAATGAGTTTGTAGGTGGTAATAAACTTATTAATGAAAATAATATTATTATTAAAATGCCAGAAGAAACAGTTAAAAAAAAACGAAAAAAAAAACAGAAAAAAGGAATAGCACAAGCAGGAGAAATTCAACAAGGTGAAAAAAAAATATCAGATATAGCAAAAATCAACTATCAAGAAACACTTAATAAATTTGAAGCGGGAAATTATCCAAAATTTCCAATGCCAGATATTTCAACTATAAAAACAGATGCAGATTTAAACAAAATTACAAATATGATGAAATTACAAATGAATGAAACACCTATTCCTATTGATAATTTAGTAGGAACAAGAACAAATATATCATCACCAATAGCACCAATACCAGTAGCACCAATAGCAGTTAGACCAGTTTTAACAGAAACAACAACTATAGACGCTTCTATACCTGCAGTTGCTAAAACTTCAGATATATTACCACCAATTTCAAAACAACCAATAGATTTATCAATTTTATTAGAAAATGAAAAAGAATTTATCGGACTTTTTGATAATTTTTATATTACTATAGCTAATTTTTATAATGAAAAAGATGATAAAACAAATTTATTAATAGGATTAAATTATTATAAAAATAATAAAGATTTATTTGACAATACAAGTGATGATAAATTAAAAGAACAAATTAATAAATATATTGAAAGAGATTATTTCGATATGTCAGATAAAGATAAAGAACTTCTTAAAGATGATTTTAAAATACAATTTGAAGATTATAAATTATCACACGTTTTAGATAAAACCAAAACAATAAAAAGTAATAAAAAAGAATCAAATATAAGTAAAACATTAATTGATGAAGAAAAAGAAAACCTAAAAAATGAAGTTATAGAATTATCTAAAGATAGGGAAAAATTAATTGACGAAATTGATAAAATGAAAACATCACAAAATAATTTATTTGATATAGATCCATTATATAATCAATTACAAAAAGAAATAGAATTAAAAATGGATTTAGAAGACGAAAAAGCACAATTACTAGAAACAATAAATAAATTATTAAAAGAAAAAAATAATGAGTCTATTGAATTATTAATAATAGAAAATAAAGAAATAAATAAGAAGATAGATGAAAATGATGATTCATTAACTCCAGAACAATTAGATGAATTTTTTAACTCTCTTAAAAGTAAATCAGCACTTGAAAGTAAATTAACAAAAGAAAGTTCTACAAAACAACCAACTGAAAGTTCTACAAAACAATCGTATATATCTGGTGATTCACCATCATATATTCCACAAAGTGTAATGTCGTCTCCAATTTCAGAACAAAGTGTTATGTCGTCTCCAAATTCACAACCAGTAAAAGCACCACCAAAATCAAAAGATTTTATTTATACTTATGTTTCAGGTCAAGCTAATAATTATAATCCTGAAGAATATGGAGAAGCAGGATTAGCAGAAGCAACAAGCAACCCAGAAATATTTTATAAAACATTTTATCCAAATGGAATATATACTCAAAAAACATTTCCATTAGATGATCCTAAAATGGCACTATATCCACAAAAAAATGATTTTTTAAGAGTTATTAATAATATTCCATCTACTGCAGGTATAACAAAAAAAAAAGTTCCACAATTAGAAATAATTTTTAAAGATGAATATCTCAAATCATTAGAAATACCTAAAAATGTACCAGTTGATTTACCAAAATTAGATAATTCTTTACAAGGAATAGATAAATTAATGAATTTTATGAACGTATATTTTCCAAGTAATGGTTTAAATAGAGTTTTTGTACCTGATGCACCACTTGGAAACTCTACAGAAAAAGCTAATAATCCAACAGAAAAAGAATTAATCAAAATTATCAACGAATTTATAATACCTAAAAAAGAAGAATATAAAAGTCATTATTTTAAACAATATGAAAAAAATGGTAATGGATATAAAAAAGGAGATTATAAACCATATTTAATTAGTAGTAGTACAAATCAATCTAGTGTTACAGCACGTGATAAAGCGGCTATCGAATTATTAAAAGATTTTACAGAATTATATCCAGAATCAGTAGTAGAACCAGAAGCACCAGAAGTACCACTAGAAGCACCAGCACCACAAGAACAATGTTTAGATTCAAGTAGGCGAGATGCAAATTGTATTAAATTATCAGATTATTATAAATATTTAAATAATTTATCAAATACGGGCGAAAGAACAAAATTAAACAACGAATATATTAAAGCAACAGGCGACGATTTTAATTATATTGATGCTAGTAATAGTATAAAAATAGAGAAAATTAAAGAAATTAATTATATACCAAATGGTAAAAAAAATCCTGAATTTTTTACTTGGATTGAAGCAGAAAAAAGAAAAATAGTAGAACCAACATCAACACAACAAATAGCATTTTTAAGTCCAGAAGAATACAAAAGAAGTATTTTATTATTAACTGTAGAAAATGATGCAGATAAAATTAATGCATATTTTAATGGATTAATGCAATGGAATTCGGATAATGGAAGTTTTGAAAGAATTCCTAGAAATCTTTCAACTGAAGATAAATTAGGTTGGTTAATAAGATATAAAAATCAATATCAATATACAGATATAAATCAACCAGTTAAAAGAAAAAAACCACTAATTGATAATAATGAGGTTCAGTTATGTTTTGAAATTTGTAAAGCAACATATATTGAACCATCATCAAGAGAACAAATATCACAATTAACTTATGACGATACTTTAAGTAATGCAGAAGTCGCTATTTATAGAGATCCTACGACAAATATTATTTATTTTGGTTCAAGAGGAAGTCAAACAGCTGAGGATTGGTTAATGTCAGATTTAGCTATTGTGTTTGGAAAAGCAACTAATAATTTTAGTCCTAGATTGAATAATGAAATTACTATATTAAATCAAGTTATATCTATTTATCGTCCCACTACAATAATATACTGCGGGCATTCACTTGCTTCGTATTTGTCTGACGAACTATTTATTTATACTTTGAAATCACTACCAAATATAACTCAAGTTTTTTCAATTGGATTTAACGGAGGAAGAGGATTACCAGCATATTATCGTGATAATCCATTTGATGAGAATTTTATTAATACTCACGTTTTACAGTTTCATATAAAAGGTGATGCATTATCAATGACACAACGATATGCGCCATTTGGAACTTTAGTTAATGTTCCAGTATCTTCATTTTTATTAATCCCTAATCATTTTTTAAGTGCATTTGATAATTTTAATTTTGAACCATATTCTAATTTTGTTGATAATGGTTTAACAATAAATAACCCAGACCAAGTTATAGAAGAAACAACACAACCAGTAGAAGCACCAGTTGAAGCACCAGTTGAAGTACCAGTTGAAGCACCACAACCAGCAGAACCAACACCAGCAGAACCAACACCATCAGAATCAAAACCATATTCAACACCAATCGGAGGTGCTATTGGTGCTGTTATAGGAGGAGCATTAGGAGGTTTAACAAGTGCTGGAAATCCTGCTGTAATAGGTGGAACGGCGGCCGCTGGATTTCTAGCTGGTGATGCAATCCAACGAAATTTACCAGCTTTACCAGAACCAACACCACCGCCACCACCAAGACCAATATATATGCCACCACCACCAATAACAGGAACCCAACTATCACCAATTTTATTTGGTGCAGGTAAATCAGGAGGTAAAAAATTTAGATTTCCTTTTCCTTAATTTTTAAGTTTTCCAAAAACTAAAGATAAATTAGGATTTATAACTTTTGTAATATATTCTGTTTTTATAAATTTAGTTTTTGGGACTATTCTAACACGGAATGAAGAATCAGTTTCTCTTACGAATGATTTTGATTTTTCGTTAGGGAACATATGATGAGCTTGTTTTAATGCTTGATCTTTTGATTTATAAAATGGTTTATGTGCTATAACTGCGTGTAATACTAGATTAGACATATATATAATTAATCTAGATATTATTTATTTTCTAATATTTCAAGTCTTTTAATTAAACTATCAATTAATATTTGTTGTTTATCAATTAATATTTGTTGTTGTTCTACTTTTTTATTTAGTTCTTGAACTGATGCTGTTAATAATGGTGTAAATTTAGAATAATCTAATTGTTGCATCATTTTAGGGTCGTCTTTTTTACCACTAACAATATTAGGAATAATATTTTCTACTTCATGTGCTAGAAAACCCTGAAAATACATATTATAACCTTCTTCAACATCGTGTTTCATCCTATAAATAACAGGTTTAAGCATCATCAAACTGTCTAATGCATCATCCAAAGGCGTTATATCTTGTTTTAATCTATAATCTGAACTATTAGCATATGTCACAGTTGATGGACTTGACATAATAACATTACCTGCATTCGTTCCATTTATTGAAAAAGACGTTATATTTCCTGCGAAAGTATATGTTAAAGCATTAAATATCCATTGATAATCTGTAACTACTTGTCTAAAAATAAAACCCAATACTGTACCATTTATTGCCATTACACGACCTGATATGTTATTAATATACATTTCTAAATTTCCATCTGAGATTGGTTTCATAAAAAAATATTTAGAAGCACCAGTCGGTGTTATACTCGGATGGATGAAATCTATATATTGACTAAATAAAGACATACCAGATATTGAAGCATTTGATGTTAACGTATTCATACGAATTACATTTTGATATGTTGAAAATGTATAAGCATATAAAAAATTAGAACGTAAATATCCTGATGAAACTAAATCAACAAGATTCATCCCACCAGTGTTTAATAACTCCCATTTTACACCTGAAGCATAGTACCCATTATTACCACTTGTATTCCAATACCAGTATCCATCACTAACAACATTATCAGCAGTTCTAAAAAGAGTAAATATATCACCTGAACTGAGTGTTGGGAATAACCTAGCACGTGAAACACCAGATGCTTTTAACCAATTAAATTCAGATAATGCAGAAATATTAATAACAGTTCCACTATATGGACTTATAGTATTTGATTTTATTTGTGTTGTTGTTGTTAAATCACCATTATTTAATAATTCCCAAACTGAAACACCAGCAGTATTATATCCTAAATTTCCAGTATTGTTAAAATACCAATAGCCTGATGTATAACTTGTATCACCAACACGAGTAATTTGCATAATATCGCCTGATGTTGATGATGGAAACATTAGAATTCTATTAACTCCAACAGATTTTAAAAAATTAAAATTACTTGTTATACCAATAGTAATTACAGTACCACTATATGGACTTATTTTATTAGTTAAAATACTACCAGTTGTTATTGAAAGCCCAGTAGTACCAGATATAGTAACATTACTTGAAAAAGTCCCAGTTGTTGAACTAAGACCAGCATTAGCTTGTATAATACCACCAGCAGTAATTGCACCAGTTGTTGTTATAAATCCACAAGTTAATGAAGCGGATGAAATAGCACCACCAGTTATATCCTGACACGTAATATTACCAGTTAAATAAAAAATTATTCTTACTATATTATCTTTATAAAATAAATTGCCATTTGCATCAAAGAACCAACCATATCCTTCATTTTCATCTTTTGTAAAAATAGAAATTATATTACCACCAAAACCAACAGCTTCATTACACCTAAAAACAACTCGTCCTATATTAGCTGTTGTATTAAAATTTACATCACTATTTGTTATTAAATTATTTAAAAATCTTTTGATTGATGATATACTTTGATTATTTGATAAATCAACAAATTGAGTGCTTGCACTTCTAGGATTAATAAGCCTAGTATCTCCTCCAAGTTCGTTATATATTGTTCTTGACATATTATAAATACTATAGAAAATATTATATCTATATTATTATATATACCAAATGAAAACTAAATTAGATAAATTAAAATCTTTAATACACGATAAAGCGATTGATATTCAAAAACAACAACAAGAACTGCATAATGCATATAAGGATTTATCAAAAGAAGAGATGTTGAAACTATTATTAAAAAGAGATGAAGATATTAAAAATAAAGACATAATAATTGAAGAATTAGAATCAACAGGAACAAAAAAAAGAAATACAAAAGATATTGAAAAATATGATATAATTAATTTTCATAAATTTAATAGAACAGCAGATGGTAAAATATTATCAACAACTCCAGAGAATTATGCATATAATCCGTTTGAGACTGCTTTTGAAAAGAATTTAAAAGAAAATAAAAATTTTTTTCGTAGCTATCAAAAAAGATTTATAGAAGATTGGAGTTTATCTGTTCAAGAATTAGTTATTTTATATTATGGTGTTGGTTCTGGTAAAACGATGATAGCCGTCAATTGTGCAGAACAATATCAAGAAATTACACAAGACGCACATATATATTTTTTAACTCCTGCTTCTTTAGTTTTAGGAACTATTAGAGAATGTTATGATAGAGGTATAGATCCGACACGTAAAAATTCTAAAGGTGATTATATATATTATTTTATTAGTTATCAACAATTATTATTATCTAATTTTGATTTTAAAGATAATTCTTTATTAATTATAGATGAAGCACATAATTTAAGAAATATTAGAGCAGATGAAATTTCAGAAAAAGTTAGTGCTAGAAAATATAAAGCGACTGGAAATTATAGTTTAGTTGGAAATAAACTATCTACAAAATTAATTGAAACATCTTCTAAATTTTTAAGAACAATTTTTATGACAGGGACTTTATTTGTTAATGGTTCTCAAGATATTGAAGCATTGATGGCGATAGGATATAAAAAACAACCTATGCTTAATATTGATAAAGGAAAATATGAGATTATTATGAATAGTGAAAATGAATTTAAAATTTATTATGAAGGTTTAATATCATATTATAGGGTTCCTAAAGTTTCAACAATGCCGACAAAGAAATTTCATTTTATACCTTTATTAGATAAAAATTTAGAATTTAAACCACCATTTACAAATAAAAAAGGAATGACATTTAATGAACCATATTATTTAGCATCTAGAAATCAAGGAATAAAACAAAAAATAGATTGGATTTTAAATTTTTTATCAGAACAAGGAAATAAAAAAACATTAATTTATAGTCAATTTGTTGGAGGAGCATTAGAAGAACTATTAATTAGATTAAAAAATGCAGGTGTTAAATTTGGTTATATTTCTGGTAAAAATACACAAGGTCAAAAATTAGATTTAGTTAAAGATTATAATGATAATAAAATAAATGTTATGGTTTTTACTCTAGCAATTAAAGAAGGTATTTCATTTTCTGAAACTAATAATATTATTATGTTTCAACCTTATTGGAATTATGCAATTACAGAACAAATTTTAGCAAGAGGTATTCGTTTATTTTCTCATGCATTACAAAATAAAGCAATTATTAATTTATATTTTTTAGTAGCTATTCACGAAAATGCAGAAAAAGCGTCTAAAAATTGGTTTAAACGTGCAGATGAAATTATGAATAATGATATTAAAGAGTTAAAATTTCCTACAGAAAATAAAGATGGTATTATTACAAAAATTAAAGGAGAAGTTGATAATGATTATTCATCAGGTGATATACTTTTATATAATCGTATGTTTATTAAACAAGAAGAAATTAATATATTTGAAGAAAAACTTTTAGCATTACCAAGATTTGAAGATGTAAATAATAATGAAAATTCTGAATGGATTCACGATTATAAAACTGCATTATTTGAAATGGAAAATAAAACAGGTAAAGCACCATCTATAAAAGAAACAATAGACCTAAAAAAGAAAATGTATAAGGATCATTATGATAAAAATATAGCTCAAGTATCTCAAAGGATTGTAAGATTTTCAGAAGATACACGATATAGAACAAATAGAAATCCTAATTTAGAAGAAAAAGCAAGTAATGAAAACTACGGAAATAAAACAAAAGAAATAAGAGATTTAATTGATAAAAAAGCAACAATAGACAAATTTTTAGAATTATTTAATATATCTAAACAAGATATTACTTTATTTCAAGCAAATTTTACACCATCTAATGAAGTAGAAATAGTAATTAAAAACAGCGGTATTCAAAATGATACAAGAGAAAGCATAAGAATTTTAGAACCTACAGCTGGGATAGGAAATTTTGTAGAGAATTTATTAAATTTAGATAACAAGTTTAATTTTTTAATAGATTGTAATGAATATAATAATGCATTTTATCAAATAGGTAAAACAATGTATGAAAAAATAGATAATATTAAATGGTATAATGGTGATTTCTGGATATTTAACAATAAATATTCATATGATTATATTTTAGGAAATCCTCCATTTAATTTAGCACATCAAGTTTTAGAAGCATATCAACCACGAGGAGAAAAAGGAAAAGCACCACCTGAAACAACATTTAAAAAAGTTGATAAAAGATTATATGACGTTCATTTTGTTAGTAAATCATATAATATGTTAAATGATGGTGGTATTTTATCAATGATTATATCAGATAGATTTTTAAGACAAGATGAAGGAGCATTTAATGTATTTAATATATATTTAGATGAATTAAGACAGAAAGATCCTTCAAGCGTTAAAATTATTAAAACGGGTAATTTTTCAGAAGATAAAGGTGTTTCAAAAGAGATGAAAACAAATTTTGGAATGGTTAATATTGTTATGAAAAAACTACCATTTATAAATATAGATTTAGATAATTATAAAAGAGTTGAAAAAATGATTAGTAAAAATCCAGTAATTAAACCAGTTGAAGAAGTTAAGGAAATTAAACCAGTTGAAGAAACTTATATTAAAGATGGGCTTATTAAAAAAAAATTAACTAAATCACCACTTTTGTATAATAAACCTACAATTGAAATTGAAAAACCTAAAATTAGAATGAATTCGTTTTAAAATATAATCATTTAAAAAAAAAATATCTAGTTTAATATATATAATGTCTAAGAAATCTAAAATGAAAGTTGAAGATATCCTGCCTGTTGTTGTTGAACCTGTCGTAATGATGGAAACCCCAAAAAAAACTCGTAAGAAGAAGGAAATGAAAGAAACTGAAGTTCAGTTGATTGTTCCAGAACCTGAACTAAATAGAAATTATGATAAAGTAGAATCTAAACCAGAAAAAGAGACTAAATCTAAAAAGGGTAATCCTTGGATTAGTCATATTAAAGATTTTGCATCTAAAAATGGTCTTACATACAATAAAGCAATGCTTGACCCACTCTTAAAAGCATCTTATGTGAAAACTAGTAAAGGAAAAGTAGATTTGTAAATTAATTTCTAAATTATATTACAGAATACTGTAATTTATATATATTACTAAGTTTAGCCTAGCTATGTCTGTCAGTTCAACTACTATTTTATAGTTTTATGAAACATGGAATTTTTTCATAAATGCTTGAAGGTTTTCATCTAATGTCTTATAATCCCCCCACAATAACCAGCGACTCAAAGCACCAGCACTATAAGGATTAGAAAAATCTTCATTTACAGTATGTCGTTTGATGTAATTTTCCCTTTTGATTTTATTGCCATGGTCAATGTATGTCTGTCCGCCTCGTAATCCGAACTGGATGGTTCTTCCATTGTTAAATGTTGCCTGATACCGCTTATCTTTTCTAGTGGATGGCTTTATTATCATATATAATATAATTTAGATTTTATTATTTAATAAATTCTAATTTATACTTTTTCTATATTCTTGTGCCTTTGCTTTTGCATCATCATATTTTTTTTTTATTCGTTCTTTATTATCTTGATAGTATTGTTTGTATTTTTCTTTATGTTCATCATAGTAATTTTTATGATATGCTATTGATTTAGGTGTTTTATAATACTCCTTATATTTTTCTTTATATTCTTCTAATTTATCTTTATTTGATAATAACCATAATTTATAATATCTATAAAGTTTTTCTTTGTTTTTCTGTTTATATTTAACTTGATAAAGCTTTTTATCTTCTATTGTTAAATATGACCGATTTTTATTAAGTAATGGTTTCAAATCATCTAATATACGGTCTTCTTCTATTAGTAGTGCCCATTTATTAAAACAACTATAATTTTTATAAATACTACACGTGAAAGCATCCCAACCACCATTTTTTCTCATAATTTCATATAAATTTTGATTATATAAATTTGATTTTGGATTAGTACAATTATATTTATGAACGTTGGAACGTGTTTTAAAATTCGTTGTGCTTCCAATATAAAGTAATTCAGGAATAGTTTTATGTTGAATTGTGTATATTACAGAGTTTAAATAAGCTTCTTCTATAGGTGGCATTATATAACTTAATTTAGAAAAATCTAAAGATTTTTTTAAATAAAAATAATAAAATTCGTTTAAAATCTTGAAGTAAATTTGGTAAATTCATAATATATTAGATGTTTATTTGGTAGTAATTTAAATGGAACACTATGTAAATTTTCATCATCTGATAATATATATATATCGTCTTTAATATTATCAATACACAATTCACATATATACATATCAGTAATTTGACGTCCTGTTTTTATATCTTTGCTTTCTCTACTAAAATATGTAAAAGCATCTACAGAACAATTTTTTAAGCATAAATTACAGAAATCAATCATTATATATATTAAACTAGATATTTTTTAAATAATTATAAACTATATAATTATTCATTATCGCTATCTATAAATTCTATGGTTCCTTCATTATAATTAATATCTGGTACTTCTACTCGTGCTTTAAGGAGTTTTAACGAGACGCCCCATATTGGATTAGGAAGCGATGGAGATTGAGCCCATATTTTGTCTATTTTAATAACTCCTGTAAATTTTGAATTATAACATAGAATACGTGAAAAATCATTAATATTATTAATATCTTGAACTTGTTCTCCGTCTTTAAATAATTGTGTTTTAATTGAACCATTTTGATAATCAACATCTAATTTTAATTTAAAATAATCAAGTTTATCAACATCTTCATTATGTCTATGTATTGGAGAATATGTATATTTTTTATAATTTTCTCCTAATATATTTCTTGCAAGTTCTGGAGAAGAAATATGAGTATCAATATCAATTAATATTTTAGATAGTTCTAAAATTTTAGAATTGGTTAGTGTATTCAAAGGGACTTTGATAACCATTCTTTTACTATCTTCTGTGATATATTGAGAAATTCTAGGAATTCCGTATGTTTCTAGGTGGATTTTAGGAAGTTGAATTATTAGGGGTAATGTTGAATCATAATGAACGAATGAAACCATTTGTAGTTTTGAGTATTTGTTTTTTTTAAGTTCAGTAGCAGTAATCAGAGAGGCATTGATATCGGAAAATTTGACAGTTTTTAAGCTAGACATTATAATATAAACTAGATATTTATTTAAATGATTATTTTAATAAATATTTCCGTGCGTTTTTTTCCATTTTGTGCGTTTATGGTTTCATAGGGTGGAGTCATTGTTTTATATTTATTGTATTTGTATATTCAAACCCTTCGGGGGATGGCTACGCCATCA